TGCACCCCACGAGGATCCAACATATAATGAATATTCTCCACCAGGGTATGCGGTTGATCCTGTAATCGAAGCATTTATTTCTGCTATACAAACAATCGGACGATTACTTGGACTCCCTGCGGTTGCATATAAATCTAACCCTGAGGTTTGGGGTGAAGATATTCGTACTACCTTAGTCTCCAATGGTAGGGGAGCTAACATCATAGTTAGGCAACTCCTCTAAGATATGATCCATATAAGTAACTGCCATCACAAATAAAAGAAAGTATATCCAATGAGTTCGCCACAGTTGATAGGACTGGTGCTGAACCTGCAGGCCACTTAAAATCTGACCCCCAAGTGACATTTCTACTACCGGTGGCATCTTGTCGTAGAAGTAATATGTGAGTACCCACTGTTCTATACTTAATACTAGGTAGCAATATTATACTAGATACGTTCCCTTTAAGGGTTAACTCAGTTACATTCCCTGCAGCTAAATCCCATCTAAGAATTGAACTATAAGTCAGTTCATTCTTAACAGGAAACACCCCTAAACTTTTTCCTCCTCCAGGAAAAATCCCATTATTCATATGTTATAGGTCCCCTGCACGAGTAACCAATATATTAAACGTTTCTGCGTTATGTGTAGCTGCTCTAAGAGACCATCCAGTTTTTAGTACTAGAGCAAGATTCTCCATATATACACTCCATACATCTACTGTAGTGCTGGGTGTCTTAGCAGTAACCAAAACCTCTCTCCATAGGCGATGATTTGTGCCATCTGACACAAATAACCTAATTACACCTGCTGTAGTAGTGCCAGCAGCAACAATAGCAATATCATCTATTCGTGTTCCATTCGCTGCAGATGACAAGATCGTAACTAAGGTACCTGTTCCGTCCCTATTGGTATTAGCTACAGTTAATTGTCCTTGCGCTGGCGCAGGTACTGATGCATAACTTGCGGTTGAAGACATATTATATTACTCCTAATGTTTGATAAACAAATGATTCTGTTGTTCCTGATGATGCTGCTGGTGGTTCATATGAATAAGACACTATTTTCCATCCCTGTGTTCCGTCAATATATTCAAACTTTATTGCAGTGTCTTTTCGGTTTAATGTATAATCTGCTGCTGTGTTCATTATATTACTGCCATTCCTACCGACAGTTAAGTTGTAGGTAGCAAATGTCCTGGCAGCATCTAACACCCAAACATAATCTTTTGCTGATGGTGTTGCTGGAAGAGTCACCTCAAATCCCCCTGCACTAGTATCACATAGCAAATAATCACCTGTTACTGCAGTATACCCACTAGACTTAGCAGACCATGAGTACGTGACTACGGTTGTTACCTTAGGTATAATCTCAGTAGTTATATCACCATTACCATCTTTGGTATAACGAACCAAATCACCTGCAGAACAAGTATAATTTTGATTATTCGGTAATGGGTGATTGGTTGCATGATGTACTAGTGGCCATGCACCCACAGCAATACACTGATGTACTTGACCTATATTTAATGTCACCGAAGACGTTGGTGTGGTTCCTGTAACTCGAGTAATATTACCATCTAAAACAGAAAAATCAAGTGATGCTGCACTAGCAACATCGGCAGTCACACCAAAGGTTGTTTGTCCCTCGACAGTTAGGTTAGTAACAGATAATTCTATTACATCGAGGTTTTGAGTTGATTTAGGTGCTAATAATCTAAATGCCATATCATGATAACTCTAAAAGAGACAAAACAACATCGCAAGTATGAAGTGCATTATCAGTTTTGACCTGAATTTCATCTCCAGTCACAAGAACAATTTTTTGCTCTCCACCAACTGCAACCAACGTATCACCCACATTAAGTGTGGTTCCTTTAACTATATACGTATTATTTGCCCCATCATAAACAGAAACATCTACCGCAATAGCCGTTGAATATGTGTTTGCAATAGTCAAACCTATTAATGTAGATGACGTTGATGCAGGCACTGTATATGCCCCCACGCTGGTCCATGAGTTGGTAATACTTCTTGAAAGCTTTCGTGTAAAAACCTCTGCCATATTATTATCCTAATGCTATAGCCATAGCGTATAGAGATCCTTTGTTAACTACTCGTGTTGAAATCTCATCTAACGCTTCAATGACTGTGGTTGGTTGTGGGCCTGTTGGAGGAGTGTACATACTAGCCATGTCCCCAATAGCTGAAGATATATCGTTTGTTTTGACACGCCACTCCTCAAATGTGTTACCTACAGTTACATTTATGACCGACATCTTATTTCTCCAGTAGTTTTACTAGCATATCCTTAATGTTAGATATATCATTATTTATATTAGATATTTTCATCTCCAATTCACGTACCCTATCTGCATCTTGTTTTCTTCTTATTCTCATCAATTTATACGACTCTCCATCATGCTCATTAGTATTTCTAAACACTCCAGGCGACACCTTTTCTATATTAGGTAAGTCAGTTTTCATACCAGCGCTATAGCCCTAAAATCCTTGAGTCTAGGAACCAAAGCTGCATTGGTGGACCTAAACACAACCTTAACTTGAAACGTGTTAAATGCGCCTATATCTATATCATATTTTTGGTCTAAAAACTCAGCGCTATTTAAATTTTTTCGATATGTGGTTGGTACATTAACCCAAGGATATTCTCTTATACCTTTGACACTATTTTTAACCGTTGCTCGATAATATAGATCTATTTCTGCAGTTAAAGGAATATTTGCAGCAAACATAACTCTTAGAGATGATGAGATAGTCTCTAAATCGACAGGAATAGTTATGTACTTTGCCGCCGCTGAACCTGCATCTGGAGAAATTTCATCAATATATCCATTCTTCTGTACTATAGTAGTGGATGTGCTAAGGGTTTCATTAACAACAGTTGTGTTTAAATATACCTTATGCGTAGTGGTACTAAAATCAACATCAATAACCATAACCCCATCAGCAGTAGTATTGTTACTAGAGGATCCTGTTATGACAACATATGCCCCAGTCTTAAATCGCTGCAAGTCTACTGTAGCGGATGATATTGAATTATCAGTTGAAGAGAAGGATAATCCTGTACTAGCACTGAAAATTGTTTCGTTGTCTATTGCACTTAGGTTATCTGTCACCTGTGGGTTATTTATTCTATTACCAACAAAAACCATACCTAAAGATTCAACATCAACTTTAGGTGTTAGGTGGTTGATGTTTGACCAGATACCCAATTGAAATGCTAATGTGTCATCACCACTAAGAAGATTTGTTCTGTTTATATCAGAGTGAATGAATTTATTTTCGGATACACTAGTATCCCTATCAGAATCAAACTGAACAAATTTGGTATCTAGGCTAGTCGAATTTGCGGTTTTTAGCGCAGTTGAGAATTCAGTATTGGGATCTGCCTCAATATCTGTAGCTAAGGAAAATGTGTCATATCTAACGTCTTGCGTAGCATACACTACGTTTCCTCCCACTAAGTCAGTGGATGCAGCAGGTGAGGGCAATTCAACCACATATGTATCAGGATGGAATGAATACATAACTTCAAATGTATCATTAAGATCTGCATAGGTTGACCCACTAAACGTAACGAACATACCAGCAACCTTACCATGATTCGGGTGATATACCCTGACTAACGTCTCTGCGTTAGTAATCTTAAACGGGTTACTGCCAAGAAGCACCGTAGGTAATGACGGAATTACATAAAAGATGCCCGAGCCTGCAGTACCAGCAGAATACACTGCCCGGTTGACCCTGAATGTTAGGTCCTCATCTGGAGTCTCAACCCAAAAACCATTGGACATCTTATACAACACACCAGAATATGGTTGCTTAGATACTGTCTTAGATTTGTTTGTTATGTCAACCTCACCCACTTTAGCAGTCCATAAAACATATTTACTTGAGGTCGAATGCAGTACTATTGCATATGTCTTCTGTGGTGCCAAAAACAATGGGGTTGCAAATAAGATATTTGTCTCTAAGAGTTTAGTTGTTGAGTGAGCAATCCCCTCATTATTAACAGTCACTGTCCCTAATACCTCATCAGTGGGAACACCCTTATCTGTTTCCACCACAGAGATCAATACTGGCTTGTTATCTGTGGCATCGACCGACTTGAAAAACAAATCTATACTCGATAGATACATTCCATATTCAAACTCAGATGGCACAAAAAAAGTTTGTGCTATAGCATTCTTAATCATGTTTGTTTCCTGTTATAAACTAGCTAAATATGCTGTTGGGTCTTCAGCGAATAATGCCCAATCTGTACTCGTCGGTGACTTCCTAGCTAAATGATATGTGGTTCCACTAGAGGACTTCCACCAGAACGGCGTCTGTTTTCCTGAATTCGCACTGGCTAATATTGCATCGCCAGTCATTGAAACTGCAGGAACACTATACACGGTAGTATATATTGTACTATCAACTGGAGCACCTGCATATTTAACTGGTGCCGGGGTTTGAGTTAGTGTAGTCAATTGTGTCAAATATTCCGGAGACAAGTATGCTGCCCCACTATTGGTCATCACACTACCAATACCTATATAAGTTGTTGTTGCGGTAACATTACCAGAAGATGCCACAACTGAATATGATGACTTAAACGGAACTGATGGTGTCACAAATGACCCATAAAAACACCCAGTACTGTCAGTAACCATACCTGGATTGGTATCTACTGATGTTATTGTGGCTGAACCCGATCCTACCCACCCTTGGCCAGGAGTTAGTGTCCCTTTCACATTAACCACCTTTTTAACTGGGTAACCCATACCATCGGTTGAGTTTCCCACGTGCAAAGCAGATCCTGTATTTGTCACCATTGCATCACCAATATAAATGGTGTTTGTTCCTGCATCCCTGGCGGCTAAAAAGTCAACCTTTGTTGTTTGAACTACATCACCAGATAATACATAACCAGTACCAGATACTATTGAAGTTATAGACGCTGCTGGAGTGACAGATAAGGAAGCTCCGTCAAAAGTAAATGAAATTGGAGACTTTGGTGGCATCCCAGTAACAGTAACAACGATTGTCTTTTGGGATAACATTACATTATTAAGATTAACATTGTCCCAAATCTTATATGACGTAGGGTCTGGATTATACCAAGTCTCTCTAGCAGGGTACAGGGAAACAGTACCACTATACTTAGGGTTCGACACTGGTGAAATCGACACACCCCCAGATGGCGGGGTGTAAACCATAGACGAACTAGGAGCTGGGGGTGGAACATATGTGGATGCTAAACTTTGGTCAATAGCAACTTGAGATGTATATGGTAGGGTAATCACTGTTCCTATCATTGAGTAGTTACTTGCAGCACGTATAGATTCTGTAGTATCTTCCTTTTCATTCAATCTAACGTGCTTCATATAAAACGTAGGTCTAACTTCGTTCTCAGTAGGGTCGATCACACATTGGTTATCTGGATTTGTGGTGTCAATTACATCATAGTTTTTGAACTGATCTACCATAAACCCATTTTTATAACGATCCAGCCCATACTGATCTACTATCTTCATAATTGCAGTATCGTTTTCTAGTGCAGTTAAGGCAACGAACTCTTCTACGTTAGTCAATCTTTTGTCTATCTGACCTATACTACTCATGGTATATCTCTTATGCTCTTCGACATCAATATCAATTGAAGTAATGACGTTAGCTCTGTATCCAGCAGGAACATTGACGGTAGCTATTAGTAGATCAGTTACATTTGATGACTTAGTTGCAACAGGATATGTTGAGGGTGTTCCTTCAATTGCCTTAAATTGTTTATTAGTAGATAGGTATATAGTATCAACCCTAGGTAGATAATAAGAGCAATCCATGGTTAACACTTCATCCGATACAAGAGGTTCAGATATGGAGGCACCTGACCCACTAAACCCAATACCAGAGTCACTCATCCTAGACCTGAAATCTAAGCAATCACCCAAGAACATGCCATTATGGTATGGTATATACGCATGAGGAACAGTTGAATATGAGTCAATTGAGAAGTAATCACCATCACTATGGTCAAAGTACTCAAAGGTAACCTTTATTGCTCTTTTTAGTTCAGGATATCCTATTTTCTTTGTTATAGAACCAATAGAATATACTTCGGGTTTTATACCATCATGCATATCAAACCAATCAGTAACATCTACCTCATTGGTTGCATTATATGCTCCTGTAGAACCAGACATAGTAATTTTACATATTCGCAAAACATCTGCTTCAGTCAATGATATTGATTTATGTGTATAGTTTGAGGCAGTTGTAATCGGACTTCCGCCGTCGGTTGTTATTTGAGTATCTGTAACTATTATGGTTTTGGTAGAAAGTGTTTTTATTTTCTCCTTAGCAGTAACATCTGCACGTCTTATTTTAGCTAAGAGTGTAAAATCTGCCGCTGTTATCCCTGATATAGTTAATTGAGTTGCTGTTATGTCAAGAGCATACCCTGCATTTATGTGAGTGTTGTCAGATCTCACTAAGATGTGACCTGATGGTTCAAATGTCTCTCCCTGTGACGACAGGTTATATACGTAGCTAGTACCTGATGATGTAAATGAGAGACTCTTCATAATAATATATGAGGTGTCAAATGACCCATCATCTGCCCGAATGGTTTTTATTGCATCAAAAGGCAACTTAATCACATATTCGCCTAGATTAACTAAGTCGCTTATAACCAAGTCACAAAATGTATCGGCAACAGTTGATGAAAAATTGCTTGAAGCTTCAAACGCAAAGTCACTTGTGATTGATGACACTACTTTCTCCTGTCCATCAATTACAACAACCATGCCAACCTCTAATTCCTCGTCAAAGTTTGTTCCTTTACCAGTAACAGTGGCATCACCAGTAGCTATTGACACAGAACCACTCAACCTCTTGGTCGATTGTACTATATCACAGCTGAACGATGCACCGATAACAATCTTATTTGCGTTGTATTTAAACGTCTTGCCGGTATTCATTTTTATCCCGACTAGAAAAAGCTTATACGTAGCGGTTGCAGTACCAGGAGTTCCTGAAACAAATTCAACACTTCTAACATAAGCAGAACCAACTGTGGTATTAGCAACATCCTTCAGGCTGCATTCCTCATAAGTTGATATGTCAGGAACCCCTGATATGTTATCAACCACCACATATGTTCCTGTTGGAGCATACACCTGAAACTCATTAACAGATTCAGTGGTTAGTGCCTTTGATACTGGGATTTTTGTGTGTTCGGGGACACTAACCTCAAAACCCCTAATATATGCTTTACCATTGGATATGTCATAGATAAACTTATCTCTTGCTGTTTCTTGATCTTTAGTGGTTTCGGTTGATGATACAGTGTAAAACCCATTGGTTAGGTAAGGTGAGTTTATTTGTTGCCAGAATATACCACCGTCAGTTGCCTTACCATACGAATGTGTTGGTTGTGTTGCACCAGACACACCATTGGTTTTTGCATAGTAATACAACTCTGCCCCACTGCCATCAGATACCACAACATCACCTTGTAGGTAAGTTGTGTTTTCTGTCCACTCTCCTCGATAGTTATCTCGGTAATCTCTGGTGGTTACATCAAACGGATTGATTATATAGTCACCAGATTCATCATATGTTCTTCTTGCAAGCATTTTTTCAATTTCACTATACTCAGTTACAGTTGATGTTCGCTGAATATTACCATTAACAATTTTCATTATTTCTATGAAAGTCTCATCGGTAAGCTGTGTCAAATCATCCTCAGAAGATAACTCAAGACCAATTTGCAACCTATGTGCTCCCGGAGCTGCATAGTTATTAAACCCTAATGCATTATCATACAATGTAGAATCATCTTCTTCAGTTATTACGTCCTCAACAACTTTTAATCCAATGTAGGTTGTTGGCTGTGCTGAGTATTTTGATACCACAATTGATTGCGGATGAACATAAACAAAATGTCCGTTTATATAATACACCCCAGCCTCAACACTAAATATGCTGCCTAACCCAGTATAGGTTGTGGTGTTCTCTATTTGAAACAATATGCCAGATGACGACTCTATCACCTCATTTTTTTCAAACAGCATAGTGGTTGCAGAACCAGACTCATACTGAATGAATATAGTAGGAGGGTCGTTACTTGAACTTTTCGAGGACTCTATAACCGTTGCAACTACACCATTGGTTTGACCAGTTATAGTTTCACCAACAACATCATCCAAGTATGAATCTGCATACTCATCATTGTAAGTTGGTTTTAGCTTTATATAGGTCACTTCGTTGTCAAAGTGGACGTTGCCCGGGATAACTGAAGTACCATTTCTAAAGAAGTGATCAGAGTTCTTCTTTATTTGATCCTGAAGAATGCTCTGCAGTTGGGTTAATTCCCTTGCTTGTACTGGATATCCCGGGCGAAACAAGATCCTTTGGTAATTCTTTTTGTCATCAAAGTCGTCAAAATATGGTGTTACGTTTAATGATTTTAGTGGCATGGTTTACATCTCAATGATTATTTTAATCGTTTCGACCTGAGAATCAGATCGAGCTATTGGCCTTCTATATTCACTGTATATTATCATTCCACTCCTATGGCTAACCTCTGGTGGAGTAACCGAAAGAATGGTGCCAGTGCCAGTGCCAGGGTCAATTGTTACTGTTTGTCCTGGAGCGAAACTATTGTTTGCCCCAAGTTGTCCTGAGTTTTCATTGTTGGTACGAATTACTCGCATAGTTGATGAGGTTGCATCCCAATCAACCAATCTTCCTTTAATATTTCCAGTTGCGGACACCACAGTATCATCATTAAAAGTACCAGATTCCCCTGTTAGTGTTATACTATATGTACTATCCAAAGTGTTTGCTGTTGCTACAGTAGTGGTTCCATAATTACATGGATTTGATATTAGCAAAATTTTCCTGTAATCGTTTAAAACCGTAAAATCTCCTCCCTCATCTCCATCTAGCTCAACACTAAATATTAAAAAGAAAGCGTTCAGGTCTCTGACAGGATCAACTCCTAGTTTATTTGTTATTATTGGATAGAATGTTGCACCTGTGCCACCAATTGCCTGAACTGTAGCAAAGGTATACCCAGTGCCAGGGTTTGTGACATCTATACTAGATATTACACCACCTGCCGTATAAGTTACTGTGCATTGCAATCCTGTACCGTTTCCTATTATTGTTAAATGGGTGTCGGTTTCTGCATCAGTAACGTTGTGTGTTCCTGCTGATCCAGAATTATACCCAGAACCACCACTTGTCACCATGATGTTATAGATTCCGTTTGTATATGTACTAGACGTTTGTTGATCTTCCCATTGTCCATAGTAGTGATCACCACCACCAGGAGCTGTTGTTAGGGTTAGCACGGGTAGGTAATCTGCCGTCATAAAGGCAGATTGATTAGTAGGGGAACATCTGGCAATTCGTTTCCACAAATATCCATCAGATGTTTGTATAACGCCAGTCGCACCTACTGGAGTACCAAGCTCTGGACTTTGCACAGAATCCTGAATCACCCCGGCTACGGTTCCTTGTTTAAGGCAAACATAGACGTCATAACTAGAATTTACTACGTACCACTTAGCATCACTAAGGTTACTTGGGTATGCAACAGAGGGATTATCACCAGTATATACCGAGGAAACACTACCGTTCCAATCATGCCTATAAATGTCATATTTAGTATTGGCTTGCCACATCTCCTTATATACTGCATGAGATATTCCTGTTGGATATACTCTCTTTAAGGACATCATGTCTTCCCAGTCCTGAACCAATGAGGATTCAGTATCATACGGAACTGGAATGACTGAGTCAGAAGATGTGCCAAGGTCCCAAAAATAAGGTCGGCCGATCCCCAAATACAGTGAGTTTGTTGATAGTGAGTCTATCAGATTTTTGGCGTTAAAAAACCTAAATCGTTCTTTTATAGTAGCAGTCATATTAATTTATGGTGTTATAGTAATTTCAGCCTCTTGTCGACCAATCAGTAACCTTTCATCTAATAAAGGATCTCCTGATGCTATACTTAGTTCATTGATAGAAATGTCAGAAAACACGTTCATTGGAGTATCTATCAGACTAAATCTAATTGGTTCAACCCATCTGTAAGTCATAAAGGGAACAACCTGAATTGAATCATTTGCTCCCGGTTGTAATACAATATTTATGCCCTCATCAATACCCTCAACCAAATTTGACTGATTTGTTTGAATAAAGGTAGTATTCTGCATTCGTCCAAACATCTTATATCCAGCTGGATGAACGGAATTTGTAACCACATAATCATAATCCCTCATAGACAAAGAACTGTCAATAACATATGCAAAGTCCTGTATCATATTGTTATCATGAAGTTTAATGGTTCTGTTACTAAGCATACTAAAGTTGTTGTCAAATCTAAAGTTATTGGTTGCCATACCAGACAGTGATATATTGGCCACTGCTATATCTACTTTGTTAACTGCTGCCGTAGCAAACGAATTCACACCCTCAACTACGTCACCCACACTGATTTTAATAGACATTTCATCGTTGATTGTCATGCCAGATTCAGTAATTAAAGTGTCAGAGTTTTCAGTAGTTAACTCATAATAGTTTCCAACTGGAACTACTCGTATTTTGTTCACTTCTGTGTCATAACTATTTATAGTTCCATATGAAGGAAGGGCCCTGTAATCATCAAACAGCAAGTCCAGGGATGAATCATCCTCTAATTCAAATGGCACACCAGATTCTAAAATTAACTCACTAGTAAGATCCTCCTCCGTTAAATGAACCAGCGAATTAATAGTAACAGATTCTCCTGGAATGAATGTTGAGTCATTCGTATATGATATATTAGAATAAAATACAGGTAATGGAATCTCAGTATAATCTATTCCAACCTCCCTAAACGTAACCTTAGACACCGAACCTATTGTGGTGGATGCGGCATAAACCTCTGCTCCAGACCCGGAGATAGATGAAACTGATAGTATGGGTGCTGCCTTAAATTCATCATTCTTTTCTATATCTATAGTAGAGATTCTTCCTGCTGCACTAAAATCTGACACTTTAATCGTTGGTATCGACGTGTACCCAGACCCACGATTGACTACCAATAAATCACGTAGAGATCTATATCTTCTTTCAGTTACTACCTCAAGTTTTGGTTTTGAGGTGAAATCACCCAATACATCAATCCCAGCAACTGTATAATTAGAACCATGATTTGTCACATCTACACTATGAATTTTTCGTTCAACCAAAGCCTGTAATGACGTACCTGATCCACTACCCACCACTATAGTGGGGTTGGAATAGAACGCACCTGAGGTTTCAACAATAACATTGGATATGGTTCCATCAGTTAATACTGCTCGAAGTGATGCCCCAGATCCTGTTGGATCTGTTACGGTTAGGGTAGGTACTGAAACGTGAGTTCCCCCACTATGAATTATCACACCTTCTATACCAGTATTAATGTTTAGGTTATATTGGGCTCCTTTGCCATCACCCCTAAGATATGTTTGTGTTCCATATTGGTAGTTGACACCACCATTGTTGATATACACTCTGATAATCTTACCATCAAATACTTCAGGCACTAACACTGCACCAGAACCCGATCCAGTGACAGTTATAGTATCTCCCTCGGAGTAGTTAGTCCCAGCGTGCAGCACCTTGACCTTTATTATCACACCACTCTCTATAATGGGATGCAGCAATACCCCATACCCAGTTATTGAGTTCACATTTAGTTTTAGTGGGGGTACTTCTGAAGTATCCCACAGCCCAGACCCACCATCAACCACCTTTATACCTGAAATAACTGAAGAGTCAGATAACGTGACGGAAAGTGATCCAGGAGATCCATGAGAGATAAACAGGTTATCTGTTAGTGAATCATACAATAAGGAGTCATCAACATTTATTAATAAACTATCCCCTGTTTCTTGCAGAAGACCGAAAGTCTGCAATGTATAACCAGATCCACCACTAACAATATCAACTGATTTTATAACACCAGCAACCACGTTTGTAGTTAGTACTGCATTAACACCCGCACTAGTATCATATACTACAGTTGCACCACTCGAATATCCTGATCCTCCATCAACAACTTCAATCCTATCAACTGATCCAGCATCCAAGTGAACTCTAAATTCGGCCCCTCGACCCCGACCACTTGAAAGATCAAAAGATACGTCAGAATAGTTATGCCCAACTTCATGTATAGATGCATCGTATAATCTGTAATCCACATCAGCCACAAACCCATGGCCTGATCCTGTTAGATTAACGAATGGAATGTTGTACGCAGAAACATCTCTCTCATATACACCCCTAGAAATTATGTTGAAGGATACTACCTGTCCCTTACTTAGAGTTTGGTCATTTATCAGTAAATCAGCAGAGAAGTCAGAACCAGACCTTTCCTTAATAATAATCGACGCTGTAGTATACCCACTGCCTCCAGCAGCAACTGTAATGGCTGTTATACGGCCGTTTGAGTCGACGGTAGGTCTCAGGATAGCTCCCACACCATCGCCAACCACCTCTATTATAGGATCTACATAGTTCCATCCATTAGTGTTTACTGTGACAGATGATATTGAATTGGTGATTATAGTAGCGGTAGCTGTTGCACCAAACCCGTTTACCTTAAATTGTAGGTTGTTTGCTGATATTGAAGGTACAGCATCTAATTTAACATCCAAGATTGACCCGTTACTCACCATAGATTGCGTGTATCCTATAACAGCATTCTTATCAGCTAGGTCATTAAATATCGCTGTTGCACTCAGTCCAGCAACGATACTATCACCTGTAGGATTGTAGATGACAGGACTAAAGTAACGATACCCTATACCAGGATTGTTTATTTCAATGTTCAGCAGTTCCCAAGCAGAATCAACTGCAGTCACCTGAATTCTAAGTGGTAGTACAGACAGATCTCTGACCCCAAGATTGGTTGCTTCAAGTATGTCACCCACAGCATATGCATACCCATTATGCATTGCATACACGTCGTTTACTTCCAACCTAACACTAACCTCAGCTCCCGTTCCATCTACGGTAGATACTACACCACTAAATTCAGATTGACTATTCGTTGCACTAACAGTATCACCTACAGCATAGCCGTAACCCCCATTCTCAATCATTACTTCATCAATTGTTCCTGCGTTTACTTCCTCAATAACAGCTAAAGCTCTCACTCCATTACCGTTGATTAAATTCACTCTATCGCCAGGAATGTAACCACTACCACCCCAAACAACACTCGAGGTACCCAAAAGAGGAAGAACAGTACCGGTTGCATAATCATTCTCAGTTGCGTCTTGCAGTAACACGTCACGGTGTAAGAATCTTACTGCACTGCCCACTTCAAACGTATTAATTACCTTCTTATGATCTAACAGAATGATGCACACATCTCGGCCACCAATATTCGCTATCTCATATGATATAGCATACCCTGATGCATACCATGGTAGGGTTTGTTCTATTTTAGCTCCCAATATTTTGGTAAAGTCCCCAGTACCCACTTCAACTGCTATAGTTACATCATGTATGTACTTATTGTCGGACGGTCGGAGAACAAATTCACTCTGCCAGGATAATGTAACATCCTCATTGAATATAGCCCGCATTAGGAATTCAAACGTGGGCAATGATCCCTTAGCAGTAAAAAACTCTCGTATATTTTTTACTAATATAGTTTTGTTTATGTGGGATGTTTCAGGAAACAGATGCAAGAACATTCCTACTGTTCGATCTGCATAGTACTCACTTGCAGTGTCTATGTCTTTATTCTGAATCAGTCTATTGAGAACCCCTGTACCACTACTTTCCTGCTCAGCCCATTGATAGTAGTACTGAAGAAACTTCTTGAGATTTGGATGAGCTGCTCTTAGGTAGTCGGGTATTTGATACGCTACAACATCTGACGTTAGTGCCTTTACCATGTTAGGATGCTGTCCTTGATTGCACTGATATGTTCAACTCTCTTATTCTAGGGATGATATTCTGACCAAAACTTATATCATCCTCCTTAACCGTTGCATAAAAATACAGTTTATCCAAGACGGTTTTACTGATTAGTATTGGGTTCACATATATTGCTCCAGTAATGTAGTCGATCGTACCCGCAGCTGCATTTTCTATAACCTTTTCCTCATCATAGTAGTACACTAACCTAAGACTCCCACTCTTGTCATCCTCTAAGTACATGATGTTATTTATATCTCCTACGTAGAACCCACTTGATATTACCGCAGGCGCCTTATAGTCTTGATTCAGTTCGTTTGAGAAGGTGAACTTTATCTGATCTTCATGATAGAAGTTGGGGATCACTTCCTTAATAAGGGACAAGTTAGTGGTGTTTGATATAATAGCAGCAGCACTCTTATCTATTGTGGTTAACAGACTTGACTTCCTGAAGACCCCCTCAAACAGTGATGGGTTTAATGTAGTAGTTACGTAGTCATATATGACCGACTTAGTGTCAGACTCCAACACACCAACTGCAATGTCTAACAGTCTCTTATCATACGTGATAACAGTTGTGACTTTAAGGTCAATATATTCAGGATCTACGAACTCAAAGTTCATATTAGCTACTGCCTTGGTTTTTAGGTAGTCTACTATTAACTCTTGATCGGATGGGATCAAGATCTCACCCTCTTGAGGAACCACACTGAGGAAGACAGTATTGAACTTTGGTGGTACGTTATCCTCCCCACCCCAAGCAACTACAGATTTTGTTCGTACAGCAGGGAACGCTTTGACTAACATCGAGTAGTCCTTCGCAACTACTGCTCGGTTTTGTATTCCGTAGAAGTTCAATGCATTATGTTTTATGCTTAGTTCAGATTCTCTGTCTTCACCCCCCGATGATTGCTCAATGGTTGATATAACAATATCTGAACCCGCCCAGCCTGCAGGTTCACTATAGAAGCTAAAGGTGTTCCCATTATTGGCATCACTTCCGTTGCATGTTACGTAGTTTATCTGTACTGATGAAGTGTCTATTGGATTGTATCCTACTACACCATCACCGAAGTATATTTGATACTTCGAGTCATAACCCTCCTGCAGGTAATAGACTTTTGACGTTCCATCCAATGATAAGAATGAATTGACTCGGGAGTACTCAAGATATCCGTCACTATAGTTCTCCCTCACAAAAACAGATAACGTGTTAATATCAATGTTTTCATTGGGTATGGTTAGTAGTGGGTTTAGACGGTCGTATGAGTATATGTTCCTCGTGTAGGTACCCTCATATATCATAACACCTGAGAAAGTGTATGTGTTAGGAGACCCTGTCTCCACAACAGAATCATACACTGTAATAGTGTTGAATGTGTAGTCCTCATCATTTATGCTTACTGTGAATTGTGTTCCTGTAGGTATAATGAGACTGCTAGGGTTCCCTGGTACATTGGTTACTACAATGTTTAGTTTTGCTCGAGCAGCAGTCATTGAGATGGGTACATAGCCCAACTCCTTCGCTCGTGACACAATAGAAGATCTCTTAGCAGCAGTGTCTATGAACAATTCATTTACGGCATAGTTAGCCAAGAGGGCTTGGTAGTGTGAGTTGTACGCCAATATGTCCAATATTACTGACAGACCAGACGCATCAAAATTGTGGTCGGTAAACTCAGCCTGAGATGATAGATACTGCTTAATGTCAGCTCGTATATCATCAAACTCAAGCGTAGTTATTCTGGTTTTTGTGTCTATGCTCATCTAACTCTCTCTACTGATATGTTTATGGAGTGGGGTTCAGGGTCACCTATGACGTGAAACTCTAGAGCAACGTACACTGTATTTCTATCAGGTTGCAGTATGACCCTCACGTCATCAATGGCAGCTCGGGGTTCATATGAGAACACTTGCTCTCTGACTTTTCTCTTGAGAATCATTTTAGAGGCAGGAGTCATATTTTCAAACAGCAAGTGGTTAATCCCCATACCGAAGTCAGGAGAGAAGGGCTTTTCGTATCCGGTAGTTAGAAATATGTGTTTTATTGCAGCCTTGACTGCATCAACATCAAATTTCTTAAGAACATCCCCTGTACCGGGGTGCTTCTTGAATGAAAGGTCTATATCTCTGTACGTGTGTGACATCTATTCTATATCATTGGAGGTGCAATGATATATTTATCAGGTGAAATTAACAGAGAAGTGGTGTTTTATAACTTATTGATTTACTTAGGGAATAAAAATGAGTTGAGTTGAGGTTTGACAATAAATAAATCGCATGTCAGTATGTGCTTGTTGCTGCTTCGGTATGTAATATAAAACCAAATTTAAAAAGATATTTAGATCTCTATATCTTTTCTTAATTAGCTAGCTTAAACATCAAAGCATCTTTTGGGTCTTCGAAATATATTCTAAGTGTGCTTAAGCTTGAATCTGGTAAGATAGAATCTGAGGTTGAGATGTAATATCTACTATTAGATTCATGCTCTTTACACCATAGAATACAGAAGTAAAATTTCCTATCTGTTCGACATTCTATTGATACCTGAGTCCAGTGCCACTTAGCTGATTCACTTGCTCTCATTCTTCTACTTCAGTGATAGTAATCGAATCACCAATCCGAAGAAGTCCAATATTGGTTCGATCATCGACCTCAAGCAGTCTAATCAGTTCCTTCTGAATAGCAATATCATTGCTATTCGAGACCTCAATTACATAAGAGACCAATTCACCACCTGTTCCATTCCAAGCAATCTTTACTTTCATGTTGATACTCCTTCGTTAGAACTTCATTAGGACTTCGTCATTATATCAACAAAGTATCTAAGAATGTAGATATTTTTACAACTGCTTGTTTATTCTTAAGTTATAGAGAAAACGGGTAGTGCTTGATGGTTAAGCATATCGAGGATGTATGGACATACATGGTCAAATAAAACTCATTTTTGACCTTCGTAATATCTTGATTTTAAAGTTCTAAAAAACGCAAAATATCAGTTGCTGCCTGTTTAGCAACATATCTATGTTTTTATGCAACGAACAGCTTGAAGTCCTCCTACAGATAGCAGGAGTCGAACTACATCTGACTCATGTTTCATTCGTGATACCTTGCCATACCCATGTAGTAGTTGATAATCACTATCACAATTCATTACAATCCACTCATGTGCTTTTTTCTTAATTTCTCTATCTTGATGGTCATGATAATATTTACCATCAACTGTGATTAGGAATTCAGTCATGACCATCTCAACTTGAACATCATAGCATCTTCTTCGAATTCGAATGCTATAGCAGATGGATGTCCGAGCTCATGATACCTGACAGTGTACCTACCCTTCGAAGGATGGTTGTCACACCAGCTGGTTAGATCATATAACGTAACTTGGTACCAATTAAATTGAACTTTATACCATGGATGGTTTATATGAGGAGATGAGTTAACACGAATCATAACCACAGGCGAAACATCAGTGCATCATACGAATTGTCAAACCTAACCACACCAGACTCAGAGAACCAAAAGCGACCGCTGCAATTCTCCTCACACCACTGATGAATAGAAAATATTGTGCGATCCATGAATGTCACACTAAAAGGGAACTGCCTAGCTAGATATTCATTCATGACCATCTCAACCTGAACAGTAAGGCGTCCTGCTTAGACCTGAATTCTACAACTCGTGCCCAATCATGCAATATTGATTTTTCCTGGCAGTGAAGTTCCAGCCATTTAAAGACCTCGGCACTATTCCCGTTAAAATAAATAGCAAGTTCTGGATCATCAGCAAATTGTCTTCTCTTCTTAGCAGTGTATCTCTCGAGGGAACCACTCAGGAGCGCATGAGGTGACATTGTATCTACAATGTCAGCAAACGTCTTACACTCGGTCTTTGATGCAGTAGTGTCCATAGTCACACATTTTTGCATTCTAGGAACTGCAGTTTCATAATGTCTTGATTATAAAGGAAATACCAATAATTGTCAAGAACTAAATTATACTTAGTAATCAAGATGATACTGTGCTAACCCGAATTCGAACCTGCTCAACTTTAAGATTATTGAACTGCAGTTTAGCGAACACAACATCTGCCTCTGAAAACAGGTATACAGACCCATACAGATTAAGCCACAGGCCATTACAATTAGTATTGGCCCACTCAATTAGATTATCAATAGTGGAATGAGATGGTGACACATGATACGCCACATGATACTCAGCTGGGATATCCATTTTAAACCTTAATTATAAAAATTGGGAATCAACTTAACAATAAGCTGCGTGAAGGTTAACTTAGCTAGGACAACATCCTGCTCGGACACACAGTATATTGCCCCATGTATATCATCGTGCCAAGGTCCGATAAAATTAGCTCTAGCCCACACTACTAGCTCATCTCGCCGACCATAAGCTAACCAAAGACAATATACTGATTCTTCCATTACTCAATACTTCCACCCATCACTCTTAATCCATCTACTGCTAGTAGTAACCTAACTACTTCCGACTCATTTTTCATCCAAGCAACAGCCACGTGACCATTGATTAA